GGTTCTTGGTGTAGATGGAAAGATGATTACTGATGGCGTGTATGACTTTTTGCAGGGGATGTGGTCTGCATACAAGCATGATGCTGCGGCTCTCAACGATGAAAAGCGTAAAGACCCTATTACAGAGAGTGATATGTTTAGGATTGCTTCTGAGGATTCCATGTTTAATATCATGAAAATCCAGGACCAGATGGACTACAACACAAACAGGTATCTGGCCACTGGGAAGTGGGGTTATAAGACAGGGAATTTTAGGAGGAAGAATGATGGTACAGATGACATAGAGTTTTACGAAACCCCAAAGGGGCGTTTTCAGGTGTCATGGCTCCCGGATGAGCACATAGCTAACGCTAAGGTTATAAAGGGCGGCAAAATAGCTCCAAAGTATGATTTCTTGGGGTGTATTGGTATTGACCCATACAAGGTTCACAAAGTAAAGTATGGAACTGGGTCTAAGGGGTCTATTATTGGGTATTTAGGGAACCATCCAGTAGCTGGTGTCCCAAAGGAGCAATTCTTTCTAGTGTATATAGGACGACCACAGAGCTTGGATATATTTTTTGATGACGCCATCATGGCTATGATGTATTATAGCATGCAGGGGTTAATAGAGAATAATATTAACGAGCTTCTCAAGGTTATGCATGTACGTGGATACACCAGATACGCTATGCGTAGGCCAGACAAGCTGAAGCTGACGATTGACGAGTCAATGTATGGGGGTATCCCTGGAACAGACCCGTCTCTTTTGAAGAATCAGGCCTCATACTTGGAGAGGTATATTGAAGACCATGTAGGGTATGCCACTGACAATACTTATAGGCCCATGGGTGAAATAGGGAATTGTCCGTTCAATGACTTACTTGCTGACTTTGCCAAGTTTGACCTTGGAGACAGGGAGAAGTTTGACGCTACGGTAAGTGCGTGTTTGGCTGTTTACGGAGCACAGAAATTTTTACTAAAAAACCAGCGTCAGAGGGATAACTCTAACGCTAAAATAAAAGCGACAGATTTTTATTATCTATCGTAATTCTAATAAAAACGACTAATTATGAGAATGTTACTTCCGGATATGACGGCAGGGAATGCCGAAAAGGATTCCCCCGGATTCGGGTTAAAGATGGCAAAGTTTATTGAGTCAGAGTGGGGCTCCGAAAGAATGACAGCCAGGCGTAAGCAGATGGACCTTGTAAACTCTCATATGGAGGGGACTGTTGATGTGTCTCACCTGAAAGCTTTGTTTGCTCCATCTAAAGATTTATCTGCCTTACGGGTTAACTGGAAGTATTCTTCTGAGGTCCCCCGGATGATTAACGCCATTGTAGAGGGTTTTTCCTATGACAAGTATCGAACAACCGTAAAGGGGATTGATATGCACTCCCAGGAGAAGCGCAGCAAGTTCCGCAGGGAGAAGCTGAAGGCTATGTATACTCGTGCTGATGCTGAAGAGGTCTCCAGGTTAATGGGAATGGATTTCACTCACAAGGGGTTCGTTCCTCAGTCTAAGGATGAGCTAAACCTTTACATGGAGTTGGATTACAAGCCAGCCCACGAGCTTGCCATGGAGCTAGCCATACAGAAGGTGTTTGATTTTAGTGATTGGAGGGAAACATTCAATCATATAGCAGAAGACCTGGCAAAGCATGGCATCGGCGTGGCTAAAGTTGAATGTGACCCTGAGACTGCAATTAAGTTACAGTACGTGTCCCCCAGGAATTTTATATACAGTAGGGATGTGGAGGAGACCCGCGACTATAGAGGGGCTTACTACTTCGGACAATTCCAACGGATGACGATAGGGGACATTGAGAGAAAGGCTAAAGGGATGCTGTCAGCAGACCAGTTAAAGGAGCTCGCTGGGGTTGCAGGGGTCTCATATGCCAACTTTGAGTTTATGACAGAGGAGGATAAACAACATACCATTGATGCCATCCATTTCTGCTTCAAGACTAACAGATACGAGGTTAAGAAGAAGAAGTACAACAAGCACGGGGGGTACAAATATATTGACAAGCCAGATGATTGGACCCCGCCGGAAAACATGAAGTCTGAGGTTGTTTATATCCCTTATGAAGTGTGGTATGAGGGTACTTATTTTCCGGGGACAAATATTGTTATCAACTATCAGTTGATGGACAACATGCTTCGCGACCCTAGGAATCGCAGAAAGGCGATTGCCCCTTTCATTATGTATAAGCTGTCTTCAGAATCTATCGCTCAGAAAATTATTGATATCTCTGATGATATTTATATCACCTTGATTAAGTTGAGACAGTTTGTCTTAAAAATGAAACCCAAGGGGTATGCTATTGATATTGATGCGCTTGGGAGTCTTGAGTTACCGGATGGAAGCACTCTGGACCCCATCAAGCAAGTTAAGATAATGCGTGATGATGGAGACTTGCTCTACTCTGGGTCCTCTTTAGTTGATGACCAGCAAAATGTAAGGCTTCCCATCCATGATATGCCGGATTCATCTGGGCGCGAATTAGCTGAGCTTATTAACGTCTACAACGGTCTGATGCAGAGATTGTACGATGTGACAGGTATTAACGCACAGGCAGCTGGAGGGGCTCCACCACCAAGAACATCCTCTACGGTGTATGAGCAAACCGTTAGCACTTCTCAGAAAGTTGTGAACAATATATTCAACGGAATACTTAGTATTCAGAAGCGGTCTTCGGAAGCTATAGCATCCAGGCTACATGCAGCATCGGTGATGAAGGAGACGGAGGATATCGTTTCGGCTATTATGGGTGAATATACAACCGACATCATTAAAGAGCTTGCCAATGTTCGGTATTATCAGTACATGATAAACGTAGACGTTAGGGCTACAGATAAGGAGCGAGCTGAGTTAATACAGAGCCTGAGCGAGTCGCTCCAGACCGGAGCCATCACTTTGATGGATAAAATTGATATTGAGGAGATTGATAATTTGCGATTAGCTAAGCAGGTTATCAAGCTGCGCCAGAAGGCAAATATGGCAGCCGCTGCGCAGCGAACCGAGATGGAGCACAAGCGAGCCTTAGAGTTACAGCAAGCGAAGGAACAGATTGAAATGCAGCGTGTTCAGTTTATGCAAGAGATGGAGATGCAGAGGGCCATGTTCGAGAATGAGTTAAAAGTCAAGCTTGGGTCATTTGAGTTAGAGGGTGACTTAAGAAAAATCTCGCTCAAAGGGCAGTGGGATGTGGCTGTCGCTCAAACCAGAGTTGGGGCTCAGAGGGACCTTGATATGCAGAAAGAAGACCGCAAGGATGAGCGTTTGAACCAACAGAGTACTCATCAGAGCGAGCTGATTGAGCAGCGTCAGAACCATACGCCCCCTAAGAATTTCACGAAGCAGGAGGAGGTTAAACTCCCCACTCTGCCTGGGTCCAGTGATTTATCACCAAATATTTAACTTATGGCACCAAGAAAAGAACCAAAATCATCATTAGGTCGTACAGCTAGGTATTACCGAGAGAACCCGGAGGCTCGTAAGAAGAAAGCTGCGACTGACAAGAAAATCAACGCCAGGCCAGAGCAGCGAGCCAAGCGGTCAGAGCTTACAACCAGAAATAGGAAGTATGATAAGAAGTACGGGAAGGCTAAGCGAGCCGGGCGCGATTTTGACCATGCTACCGGTTCATACGTGAAGTCAAAAACAAACAGAGGGCGCAAAGGAGAGGGAGCCCGTTAATCGTTATTTGTTAATTGTTTAATTATATTGCAATGCCTATTAGGAAACTCAGAGGTCGAGTTGCTGCCAATAAGGCCCATCGACAATTCAACAAAAGCCAAAAGAAAACCCAGCGAGAGCGGGAAAAATTGGATAACACTGTGTTCAGTAGAGGGAGTCGAACGACGCCGGATGCTCCAGACGTAACAGCTCGTAGGGAGCGCTCTTATAGCTTGTATTACAAGGGGGCCGGAGACAATAAAGACCAATTTATAATAGAGGAGAAGGGGAACACTCGCACCGGGGAGGTTAAAATCAAAAAGGTGAGCGAGAAAAAATCCGACAGGATAAAGAAGAAGTTAAGCAAGAGGTAATAGTAAAATTACAAAAGCCCCGCTCGAAGTGAGTGGGGCTTTTGATTTTGTTGATTGTAGATTAGAATGGCAAGTTATCCGAGTAATTATCATTACCGGGTCCTGGGGCAGGAGCAGGGGCGGAGGGAGTGCGGTTGGTGTATCCTGCAATTCCTGAGTTCCTGGCAGCCTCTAATACTTCTACATTTTTGATAGAAAGAGAGCTGAAGGCTTTTTCGTCAGCAGTCCCTTCTTTCCACAGTCTTCCGTTTATAAAAAAAGATATCTTTACACGGTCCCCTTTTGACAAAGGGTCGAGGGTCTCACATCCAGCCTGAATAGCCTCGAATGGAATGTAGTCCGAAAATTCCGGCTTATTAACATTTTCCACGAAAAGAATAAGCTCACGCTTGCGGAACGTGTCTGTCATTTGCTTTGTTTCGCCCACCGAATGGACGGTTCCTGTTAGTTCGAACATAATTGCTTTTTTAAGGTTAAAGAATAATACAATGCAATATTACAACAAATGTCCTAAATAAACAAAAACAGGGTGTTAAAATTTGCATATAATATTTTAAATGTGTATTTTGCAATCAAAAGTTAGTAAAAATTAAAACGAAAAAAGATGGATAAGTTCGAGCAAGTATTGGGGCAGGTTTCCCAGGATTTAAAGCCCAAGGGTGACGACATAAAGGTACAGCAGGGAGATGATGTAAAAACAGACCCTCCAGTTGCTTCCGATGACTCTATTAATGCAGGGGCAGGCGAGCCTAAAAAAGATGCCCAGTTAGAGGGTCTTGCTCCCGAGAAAGTGTTTGGGTTCCTTGATAGCAATGAGGACGCTTACTACGAGTATCTATCCAAGAAAATAGGGCGTGAGATTAAATCTCTCGATGATTTGACAAAGGTCGAACAAATCGAGGTTATAAAAGAGCCAGAGCTTCCAGAGGACGTTAAGAAGTTCTGGGAATATAAAAAGGAAACAGGAAGAGGATTATCTGATTTCTTGAAGGCCAACAAAGACTGGACGAGTGAATCCAAAGAGGCTGTTGTAATGGAACACATACGACAGACGGAGGGCTTGGACGGCGAGTTGCTAAAAGATTTCTATGAGTTGAATTATCTTCCGGACGAAGACGAGGTTTCGGACAAAGAGCGGAGAATGGCCAAAATCCGGTTCGAACAGCGTTATAAAAATGCTTTGGAGTACTTTAAGGCTCAGCAGAAGCAATTTACACTACCTACTGACGATATGGAGAGCCAGCGGCAAGCGGCTCAACAGGCAGAGGCTGATGCAAAGCGCTTCCAAGAGGGAATGTTAGGAGCATTGAAAGAGGTCCAGGAGATAAATATTGGGGATTTCTCCTATAAAATTGGGAATAACCCGGCGACGTTGGACAAATTTTCTTCTCTGGAAAAGATTCTTGGGTCGTACAAGAAGGGCGATTCATTTGATTACAAGGCATTGTTCCAGACATTATATGCTGGAGAAAACGCAGTCAAGATTGCCCAGTCGTATGCAGAGTACTACAAGAATAAGTCAGTAGAGGATGATTTGAAAAAGATGTCCAATCACAAAGAGCCTGGAGCACAGGCGCCCCCGTCCGGAGGGGCAGACCCCCAAAAGGTCGTTTCGGACTTTAGGAGATACTTTTAACAACCAAATTTTTTTAAACAATGAGTTTACAGTCATTTGAATATTTACATCCTGCAGACGTTCAGGGCCTTGGGCTGACTCCTGAGAGGGAGAATTATTTGGATGCATATGAGTTTACCACATATGACATCCCTCACCTTAGAGATGCCGCTATTGAAAAGTACGATAATACCATCTCTGGTTTTATCCGGAAATTCTCTAATGTAGAGCAGCTCACTTCCGACAAATATGTCTGGACCGAGCGTGAGAGGCGTCCTGTAACTTACAGCGACGCTGTCCTTACCGTAGGGCAAAAAAATGTGCTAACTCGCGCCGCTGGTGCTGAGGTGGGCTACCGTTTGCATGAAAAAGTGCAGTTGCATACCTCTTTGGGTGCAGGTGTGTTTATTGTTACTACAGTCGTCGATAACGCCACCGTGCATCTTGGTACTTATGATGCTGGTTCCGAGGCTATCCTGGATGATTATTCTGCTGCTCTTACCGCAGTTTATACCTATTCTTTAGGTATCGAGGTAGGCAAAGGGTCTAAAGGTGCTGACTTCACCAAAGGTCGTAAGCTCCCCTATTCTATCCACAGTAATCGTCCCGCTATCACTCGTGATGTCTACACTGAGTTGGGTTCCGTGCCTCCTCAGTTGAAGTGGGTTAAAATCAATGGTCAATATCGTTGGTTTCTTGCTGAGATTGATGCTACCAGGGAGAACTTCCTGGAAGCTGTTGAGAAGAAGCTTATCGAGGGAGATATCCCCGCCGCTGGTTCGGATGCTGCCGCTGCCGGCTTGCAGGGTACCAAAGGCCTTTTCGCCCAGATTCGCGAGCGTGGTGCTACCTGGTTGGGTGAGATTAGTTCTATCGCTGACTTGGAGTCTTTGATTAAGCATTACAACAAGGTTAACGGAGCTGGTGTTAACCTGTTCTTATGCAACCAAGACCAAGAGTTTGCCTTTGATGAGCTGGGCCGCACTTTCAACTCCGGTTATGGTGATGCCTCTGCTTTGGCAAACTATATTGGTGAGTACAACAACTCTGACCCCGCTAAGGTTTTGAATCTCGGATTCCATGGATTCCGTTACGGAGGTTACACCTTCTTGAAGCAGGGCTGGAAGTACCTGAAGGAAAACACATTCCGTGGCAACGATGCTATCGCTGCTGCTGATAGGATGAACTTCTTGGCCATCCCTGTTGGTATGACCCCCGTGTCTGAAGGAGACCAGAGCTTGGCTTATAATCCTTCTACTGTGCAGCGCAACTACCTCACTAAGCTGGCTGCTCGTGATTATGAGACCTGGACCGAGGGTGGTGCTTGGGTTACTCCTCGCACGAATGGTGATGACTCGTTCAAGGTTCACTTCCTGAATGAATCGCTCTTGGCTGCTTATAATGCTGAGAAGTTTATCATCGGAGAAGGTGTGGTTAGTGTCGTAGAAGGTACAGGTACAGGTACAGGTACAGGTGAAGGTACAGGTGAAGGTACAGGTGAAGGTACAGGTGAAGGTACAGGTACAGGTACAGGTGAATAATTTTTAAAGGGAGGGGAACTGGCTCCTCCCTTTTTTTTCTTAAACAACAATTAAAACGATTAAAACATGGCGGCTAAAAACGCATTAACACGCTCTCAGGCAGCTATTAAGAACGCTGAGAGGATTATAGAAAAACGCAAGCCTTTATCAGACCCGGGATACACTGTATTCAATCTGAAGAAGGGTGCTTATTTGATGATTAAGCCAAAATTTGTATTTGTAGACAAGGATGGTAATAAAACATTAGTTCGGTTCACAAAAGGAGTTAACTCTATCTTTGCTGACGAGCAGGATGAAACAGGTGGCATCAAGCTTGAGTATATTGCTCTGGAAGCCAACAACGTAATCCGGGACCCTCAACTGGTGCAGTTTCTACTGTTGCACCCAGAGTATGGGAAGAAGTTTAGCGTAGTAGACCCTGCTGGGAACGCCAAGCGGGAGATGAAGAGGTTGGAAGAGATTGACAATGTATGGGATGATGTGCGGGCCCTCGAATTAGAGAGTCTTAAATCTATAAATTTGATGTTGCTCCCAAAACTGTCACTATCACAGGTAAATCAAATGAGTAAGGCAGAGCTGACTCTCAATCTCAGAACTCTGTCTCACAACAATCCTAAGCTGGTGCGAGAGGCCTTGGATGACCCGTCTTTGAAGACATTATACCTTTATCACCTTGGCGTTGAGCTAAATGTGATTAAGTTCAGCCCCCAGAGAGAGGCGATTATATGGACCGACTCCAATCAAGAAGTTTGCAAAGTGCCAATCAATAAAGACCCAGGTACTCACCTGTCTCGAATGTTGTTGACTGATGAGTATCTAAAAGTCAGGGAACTTTTAGAACAAAAGATACATGATTAATGAAGTATATATTGTAGTACAAGAGCTCCTAAACAAAAACGGGTACGGGTTACTGACCCCTACCCGTTTTGTGGCTTTTGCAGAGAGTGCTCAGCTGAGGGTGTTGGAAGAGGCCCTTGATGAGTACCGAATAAAAAAGAGGGATGCGGCTAGATATGATGCTCCAGATACGTTAAATTCACTGGAAGCTATCATCGAGATATTTGCTGCTCGGACAATGTTGTCCCGTGAGACCCCGTCTGGTGTTATGAAATACCACACCCTGCCATCCGATTATATGCGATGGGGGTCGGCAAATGTTGATGGGGTTGAGTTGGTAAAGCAGCCCTCGAAGACCAAGGCTGCTCTGGAGAGGAGTTATTTCATTTCCCCCACGGACTCTGCTCCGTTTTGCTATATCGAGGGGAATAAGCTATATGCCCTCCCCGACACCATTGGAGCGATAAAGGATGGGAACAGCTATATAGCTTACGATGAGATTGAACTGGTGTACTACAGATACCCCAAGAAACCAAACTGGACCTATGTGATGATTGATGGGAAGACACCTGTATTCAATCCAGACTCTGAGCTTTATCAGGATTTTGAGGTTCCTCAGTCTCTGTTTAATAGGCTGGTTACAAATATTTTGGGGATGGTTAGTGTTAAGCTGCGCGACGATTTTGTGGCCCAGGTAGCTGCCAATCAGGACGAGACAGATTTCACCAAACGTAACAGGTAGATAGCATGTCAAAATTTATATGGAAGCCAGATATATTTGATTTTGGGTATGAGCCGGCTGTAACTAAGCAAATAAAATTCATCCACGAGGGGTCGTTAATTGAGGTTATTGCCCACCCAGATTGGTTGGAGAATGTGACTATTGACTACACACCCTATGTTAGTGGGTCTCCATCCAAAGGCTTACTCACTGCCACTGTTAGGCACGACACGACCCGACATCAGGAGTCTGGGGCAATAGTCGTAAGATGTGACCTGGAGGACTATATTATCCCGGCAGTGTTCTATTATGACTCCGAACATGTGCCGGTGTTAGATGTTATTGATTCGCTGTTAATGCGCTCAGGTGATGAGGGTTTTGTTGGGCCACGAGACAGGACTAAGGCATTGCTGGTCGCCAAGCGGTGGCTCCAGGATAATGCGGGAGTTACAGGGAAGAATGTTCGGTTTGCAGAGTTAGCCGTGGTAGACAATAAAGTTTACCTCCCTGGGGACTTCGTGGATTATGTAGGATTGTACCGCGTGAGTCAGGATGGTTATTTAGCTCCTTTGTATGTAAATGAAAATATTAACATTGGACAAGAGTCGTTGCTCGATGAGGATTCTTTTAGACTGCTGGATGATGCCGGGTATGTTATTAGTGCCCACGGTTTAACTCCTAGGGTCGATAACGATAAAACGTACACATACTATGGGGTTGATGTAGGAGCTATTGGAACGCTGAACAGTGGGCAGATGATATATCAAATTAAACCGGGGGAGGTGTCTGGGAATGGTATGTATAAATATGATGCTGCCAACCGGGTAATTCTTGTTAATGGGGTTAGTTTGGATAGGGTGGTTTTAGAATATGTTTCAGACCCAATATTGCGCCATAAGCTCAAGATGGATATGGGGGCTATCAGAGTCCACAAGAACTATCAGGAGGCCCTAGAGGCGTATATTTACCATAAAATAATTGAAGTAAACCGGCACGTCCCATTGTATGAAAAAACCCGAGCCTTAAAGGAGTATAAACTCTCCATGAAACGAGCTAAGATGCGAAAGTTGAGCATCAATGAGTTAATTCAAGTATTGAGGGGCAATAAATAGAACCGCATGAAATTAGCAGCAAATTTCACAGGAATAATGGATAGGGACTCCGATGACAGGTTTATTGAGGAGGGGAACTATCGAATGCTTAAAAATGGGATAATCGACCGAAGTGAAGGCGGGGGTCGGTTTCTTGTTAAGAATCTTAAGAGTGATAAGCTGGTTTGTCAATTACCCTCTGCTGGTAATTTCGTTGGGGGGAAGGAATACAAGGGGTTGTATTACGCCTTCTACTACAATGAGGACGGTAATATATTGACATTGTTTCAGGTAAACCCTGTTTCCGGTAGTTATAATCAAGTGTTCTCCAGAGTGCTGGAGGATGTTGTTATGGAGTACCCAGGAGATAGCGGTATTATTGGAGATGTTCCCTTCCTCCCAGAGTGTAATTTATTTGACAGGTTACTAAAGGTTTCTGATGGGTCTGTGTATTCGACTATCCCTATTGTTTCTAATGGTGATTTTGTTCAAACAGACGGGGATGCTGCCGGGACTCCTATTGCATCAGTAGAGGAGTTAAACGATTACTTCCGCCTCTCCGGTGTTGGGACTGCTAATGAACGACTGATATGCAGGGTGGGAATTGTCGTGAAGGGGTCACTTGTAGCCGATGAATTTTCTGCCGGAGGGGTTACTTCTAAGTTTCATGATTTATCTGACTTCGCCTCCATATTCACCATTAAGAACAAGGGGGGGGCTGGCGAGTATTTGCTATGCTCTGCTCCTTTGCGTATTAACGGCGACATTACGGCCTTCAGCACCGCTAATTTTGATGATGCTTCTTTTGTTAATGATGGAAAGAGAACGGGCCCCATCTATACTACCGTTACATACAAGCCGGTTTCAGAAATATTGTCTATAGACTTCGTTGAGAATCAGGCTAATGGCGATATAATGTGTTATTGGACAGACGGAGTAAATAATCCATTTAAGGTTAACATATCGTGGCTATTAGAGGGTAATAGTTATCCTCAAGTTAGAGATATGTTTAACATCAAACTTGTCCCCTCTGAACCTACGGTTTCATTTTATCGAGACTATAGTAAATCAAGCATAAACACCAGGAATGCCAACTTCCAGTTCGCGCAAAGATATGTCTATACCGATGGAGAGAAAACCCCGCTATCCACATACTCCAGGGGGGTGTTCGCCCCTAATAGCCTTTTATCCGAGTCCGAACTGGACAGCGCAAAGGTAGGTTATTATATTAGCGAGGGTAAATTGTATAGGTTCTCTGGGTTTGATTTAGGCACGGCTTCTCAAGTGGGTCAATCCTTGGATAAGGCATACGACAGGGTGCTAGCATCGCATGATGGTAGTCTCGTACTGCTGTATACATCTGGAGGGTCTGAGAAGCCTGTGTTACGGAGTACGGATTATGGTCAGACGTTTAAAGAGGGGCCTTCTCATAAATTCACTGCCTATGGGTGTATGAGCAGGGATGGTCGATATGTTTACATGGGGCGAGATAAGGTGTGGAGGAGTAGTGATTATGGTCAGACTTTCGTTAAAATTAGAGATACTAGCTCCATGTCTGACATGAAGTTGGCTTGCAGCGATGATGGGGAAATTCTTACCGTGACATACGGTACATATACTATTACAGACGAGTATGATTCAGACGAGTTTGGAGAAGCCCATCTTCAGTTTATGGGATTGGTTTTTAGGAATCATGGGGACACCTTGCTTCCGACTTTAATGAATGATTTTCCCTCCTCCCATTATAGCGATTTAGATAATTACGGATGGGGCTCTGCAGTTTCAGAAAGTGGCAGGCATATCATTTTTTTCCTTGCTGATAAAATGCATGTGAGTCGTGATTTTGGTGCCTCTTTTGATGTCCAGGACAGCTTCGATTCTAAAATACAATCTGTTGTTATATACGATAGCGGAATTGGTTTCGCTGACGGATATAGGACTACGGATTTTTTTGATACTCATCCTGCTTGGAATGATGCTGACTACCTCTGGAGATACAACTACGCAGTCATAGCAAAGGTGGGGAGTGTGTATAAGAAGTTCTCTTTTGAGGGAGAAGAGCTCGGGAGTGTTACGCTGCCGCAGGGTTTATCCCCAGCGTTTACAGACGAGGCTGATGTTCGAACTGCGATAAGCCGTATAGAAAATATAGCTAACGTAGTTAACGTGTCTATCGAGAAGCCGAACCCTATGGTTGATAAGGTAGAGGTTTTTGCTATTGACACCAATAGCAGGAATGCTTATTTGATTGATACACTGAAAAATAACAACATTCCTGATGAGGGGGCGGTTGTTAATTTCTCCAATAACCTGGTGTATAGAGCCTTGTCTGAGACGGAAAAGAATGTCCTGTTTAGCAATGTCCCAGAAACTGCTAAATTAGAGTCTCTGGTTGGCGGGAGATTGTTTTATGCCAACTACAGGGATGGCAAAGAGTTTAAAGATGTAGATGGGAATGATATTGATGTTGATTTTAATATCACTCCATTATATGGAACTTACGACAAGATGGAGTTTGTTGCCACGACATCTGGGGATAACGTCGCAACCCTTGTAAACAATTTCCCTCAAAACTATAGAATAAAAGAGGGCGATGTATTCGTGTTCTCTTTTGTATACTCAGATACAGATAGTATTATTCAAACTGTGCAATTCACGCACGTGTTCTCTGCCTTGTATGCCAGTATTTCAGCTGCTGCCGATGAGTTAGACGGTGTGTGGAAGACCTTTTTCCCCGGCGGAGGGGTTAATAAAGTCACTAATGGACTCAGCTTCAACACGGGTCACCCAGATGTGAAGTATGTTGATTTGGAGTATGCTTTTATTCAGGATATGCCAATAACATATCGGAAGGGATACTCTATGAACGTGGGGATAGTCTATTATGACGACTACAATAGAGGGTCATATCCATTGTTCGACAACAATAGAATATCTATAAGCGAGAGTATAGATAACCCTAAAGTTTCATTACAGGCGACCATAATCCACAGGCCCCCATCATGGGCCCGTAAGTATAAGTTTGTTCGTACTGACAGGGATTTGCAGTATTTCATTATCCCAGGCTTTCAGTTTGTAAAGGCTGATGGCGAATATGTGTACTTAATGAAATATGAGTCTGACAGCTTTTTGCCGGACCCTGGGATGTACCTTGATGTACATCAGGACGATGGACGTATTCTAACTCTGCAGGTTTCGAACAGGGTGATGAGGGAGGCTGATTTTGTAGAAGGGGCTCCGGCTGGAGAATGGATTGTGGTTAAGGCTCCTTCGGCTGGTCCATTTTCCACTCAGAGCGTTTCCAATGGGACTCATAATTATGGAACAGGTATATTTTACGCCAGACAATCTTTGGAGACCCAGGAGAATATTGTGTTTTATGAGATACCAGGAGTGCATTATGTCGTTAATGGGTATCACAAGGGGAATGTACAGGACCAAGATAATGGTAATCCTGCTATTGTCGACATTATGAACGACGGGAATGTGTTTTACCTTGGAGGGTTAAACATAGAAATAAACAGTATTGGAGATGGTAAGTCGTTTTTCAACGGTGGTAGAGCGCTGTTAGAGATTGAAAACCCAGGAAGCATAAACCGGTATAATTCGCTTACTTGGTCCGATTTGTTTGTTCAGGATACTGGGTCGAATGGGTTGTCTATGTTTAACGCTAATCTAACAAACTTTACAGACCTGGATGTTGACAAGGGGGCTATAAACGCGATTATGGCGTTGGATACCAACCTGTTCGTGTGGCAAGATGACCAGGTGGGGTATTTGCTTATTAATAAGAATGCTATTGTTACCTCTGATGGGGAGAGTGCTATCGTTCAATCTAACCAGGTTGCAGGAAACTTCATCCCATACTCTGGGACCTATGGGACTATTCATGCCAAGAGCATAGCTCACCATGGGGGTGTAAGATTTTTTGTAGACGCCAAGAGGAATGCTATTTGCAGTATTGGTCAGGAGGGGGTTAGGGAAATATCCGATTATTTCATGTCTTCTGAGTTTAACCAGGTTATCAATGCTGATGGGGATTATCTTGGAGTGTTTAATAAAGACCATAAAGAGCTGTGGGTTTATTCTAGGGCTAATGCAACCCTTTATGTTTATGATACTCGTCAAAAGGGGTGGACTAGGATTGTGGGGCCAATTATAATCCAGGACATGTTTTCTGACGATAAGACTGTGTACTCATTGAATGGTCGGGAGATATATGCCCACATGAAGGGGGAGGATTATGGCAGAATAAGAGGGGTGACTGAAGAGTTTGTTTTTGAGTATGTATGCAATCAGTCTCCTGGGACAATTAAGGTTTATAATGCTGTGGAGTTAGAGGCTAACAAACCAGTATCTGTAGACGTGTCCATAGAAGGGGATTATAATTCCGGGGAGGTGTTTAATACATCATCAATACATGCTGACGATTATGAAGAAAGAGAGGGAGAGTATTTTGCATACATCCCTCCAGTCCAGAATGTAGCAATAGGCGGTGGTGGCGTAATAACTCCGCTCGGGACCATTGATAGAGTTGAAGGGGGACGGATTTACATGAAGTCGCCAATCCCCACGGTGTTTGGAAACGTGCATCACAGAATACACGTTGTGGAGGCCGATGGGAGCGTATCCGATAGAGCTCTACTGACTGCTCCTAGTCAAATAGGTCCAAATTGGGTGTCAGAGGTTTACCAGACAGCAGCAGCGGATGTGGGAAAATTTGTTTTTCTGGTAGAAAATTCGTATATTAATGGCCATAGACTTAGGGGCCCATTTGCCAGAGTCACGTTCAGGGAAGTCGGAAACGATAAGATTGCAATTTTCTCAAACAAAATAAACGTAATAGAATCGAAAAATGAATAGATTTAACTGGAGAAGATTAACTTCTGATGACTATCCGTTACTGGTGAAATGGTGGAAGGATTGGGATTGGCCCACGCCCCCGACCATTGAGATGTTGCCTGCTAACGCTGTTTTGGTTTATAATGAAGAGACGGGACTCCCTCTCTATGCTGGTTTTCTGTATGAGACTGGGACTATTCTGGGCTGGGTCGAGTTTATTGTTAGCAACAAAGATGCCGCTCCTTCTGAAAAAAGAGGGGGCTTGGAATACTTGATAGAGGTGATTGGAGTTATTGCGAAGGACAGGGGGATTACTAAGCTATTCACAAGTACCCTGATTCCGTCGTTTGTTCAGTCTTTAAAAAAAGCAGGTTTTTGGGTAGGGGACACGGGTATGACACAATTAATAAAACCATTGTAGGATGGCAACAGCGACAACAATAATTGCAGCCGCAACCGCAGCGGTGAGCATCGGGAAAAGTATTCATGACTCCTCCCAGGCTCGCAAGCGGGAAAGGTCTGCTAGGAAGCGACTAGAAAATTATCAAAGACAAGACTTGTCTAATGCATACTCTGGAATGGCCGTGCCTACAGCTGGGGCTACCATGGCTAGAGAAGAGGCTATAAGAACCCAGGCTGAGACTGCCTACTTGGCGGGGCAGGCGGGTGCCA